GTTTCTAATTCCTCGAGTACCCAATATCCTAATGAATTTCCGTTCGCTGCGGTTAAGAGATGCGGTAGCATTTGATTTGCTAATTCCCGCAGTGCATCCAAGCTTTGTGTTCCAACTGCACCCCCAACTTGAGATGCCAACAAAGGATAGAATGTCCCGTTCAAGCGGATTCTATCATTCTCTTTTCCTGTTGCTTGCAGCTTTTGATGACCACCAACAATATCATGCGAAGCCCACCGAAACCTTGATACGCGGTTCAGTTCGTTATAAGCAACAGTAGAGATATTAAATTGGAATTCCTGAAATTGCATTAGCATGTTAATCGTAAGCCCTCGCTCTTTGTTGTTTGTTCATTTCCTTTAAGATTCTCTCCGTCAGCTGTTCCGCGTCTTCTCCAGGCTGTTGGTTGATGGTTATATGATTGGTAATCTCAACGGTGTCACCAGTTTCTGATTTTTGAGAAGCTTCCACACGAATTGGTGAGATCTCAACGCGATGCACGGGTGGTTCTGATCTTTCTACCTTAATCGGATCATATTCAAGCTGCGGATTCATTATCGATTGCACAGGAATTGGTAAAATCTCTGGGGCAGATAGCACAGGTGAATCGATATTCGGTGCATCCAATTGTGGAATGTTGGGAGCTGTCAGCTTCGGTGCATCCAATTGCGGAATATCAGGGGCTGTCAGCTGCGGAATTCCATCAATAGCTACAGGTGCGATCTCAGGAGCAGATAGCACAGGTGAATCGATATTCGGTGCATCCAATTGTGGAATGTTGGGAGCTGTCAGCTGCGGAATTCCATCAATTCTTAGAGGTGAAATATCAGGAGCTGTCAGCTGCGGAATGTCTGCAGGGGCGGGTGGATTGTTTACAAGCGTTTCACGAATTATATTTTCTTTTTCATTGATGATAGATCTCGGTACTGGTGGCGTTTGAATGTTAATATTTGATTCGGGTGTCCTTATTTCTGGTGTTTGGGGTATCTGAATATCAACACCTGGTGTTTGTATATCAATATTCGATTCAGGTGTCCTTATTTCTGGTGGCTTTATCTCAACGCCTCGCATCTTTTGTAGTTCGGTAATGATCTGTGAGTTGATATTTTCAAGAGAGGTAAAACCTGCTTTGAGTGTTTTGTCTATTTCGTCAACACTGGAGAAATCGATATATTCAACAGAGGTCGTGTCGTAATTTTGGATTTGTGACATACTCTGTTTTTGATTCTTTGTGAAATCAGCTTCTATGTCCATCGCTGCATTTTTTGCAATCTGCGAGAAATCTGGTGTCTGTGCAGTCATCTCAATCGGATCTATGGCAACGTCACTTGCAAAGTTTGCAAGTGGATTTTCTATCAGCTGCTCGTTGACCTTTATAATATCCTCGATGGGTGCTTTCTCGATGCGTTCTTTGTAAATTGTGTTTATTTCACGCTGTAGAGGTGCATTCTCATCGATTGTTAATTCGTCTATTTGTGTGAATTGAACAGGTACCTGCACAGCACGCGATTTAAAAGCGTTTTCATCTATCGGTGACATATTTTGAACGACATGCCGATTCTCATAAATATCGATGTTTCGATCCAGTATCTCCTCAATAGGTGCTTTTTCAATCGTTTCCTTTAATTTTATTTCACCTGTTCTTTCCTCATTTCTTTTCTTGAAAAAGTTTTTCCAAGAGTCGAACCATCCTGTGAATTTCGAGGCGATCGACTCAATCCATCCGAACAGGGTTCCAAATAAATTAGAAACAAAATTCCAGACTGCCACAGCAAACGTCTTAATCCCACCAAACGCAGCCATAAAAGATTTACCAATACCGGTACCCACCGACGAAAACACCTTACCTGTTGTTGTTGCAACCGGTCCGATAACATTCCAGATTGCACCACCAAGCCACGAGAACAGATCGGATATTCCAAATACAACGAATTTGAAAGTTTCCCAAACTGCTGATCCGAATGTTTTGATTGTTCCCCAAACAGCGATCGCAGCCCCTTTAACTTTTTCCCAATTCTTAAGTATCAAGGCAATGGCAGCAGTCCACAACGCAACGATTGCAGCAACGACCGCGACAACGGGACCAATTCCGATAGCTGCGATTGCACTCCCAATTGCTGCGATTGCAGTTCCCACTGCAGTAACAACAGGTGCAAGAAAACTAAGCTTGGCAACCAAATAAGAGATCGGAATCATTATCCATTTCGCGATGTTACCGATTTTCAATAGCACAGTGCCAATCGATGATAAAATACCAAGCTTTGGCAATTTTGGGATAATCGATTTAACAATCCTCGGCTTCGCAGTTGGTAATTTCGGTGTCTTTACTTTCGGTGTCTTTTTATTGGGTAAGACTGTTGGGATCTCCGCAGTGGGAGCCATGGCACGTTGGCGCGAAGGTTCTTTTGACAAAAATCGCCTTCGCTTAGATTTTGTTTTATCCGGTAGATCTACGGGTACCGGCATATCCACACCGGCTGGTATTGGTGTGCGTGACAAGGTTTGCGAGAGCTGCCGTGCTTTGCCTATCGAGGCAGAGATAATATCCCGAAGCGATCCGAAGTGACTTTGCAGCAACATAACAACTCCAGCAACACCATGATACGCGCTTGTTACTGCCATAATCGGCAGCTTCAATGCTTTCCATCCAACAGCTGCCAAGAAAAGCCATGACAACATGCCGGTATTTTCACCAGCGAAACGACCGATTACGTCGAGAAGTCGACCAAACACCGCAGTCAACGCACCGGCGATGGGTTGTATTTTTTTCCAGGACTGTTTGACATCTTCCCAGAAATTGGTAAAAAACCTTTTAATTTTGGGCAATCGAGGAACAAGGTATGCCATAAACCTATTAAAAGCTTTTTGTGCCATGCCAAAGATTTCGGAGACAAGCGATGCAATCCCTTGATACGCGCTGCGAATCTTATTTTTGTTTTTATCTATCCATCCCGACAATTTTTGTGTCGCTGCTGTCATTTTATCGATAAGCCGTGCGAAGCTTGCGTTGTCGTCGATTGCCAAGAAAAACCTTTGTGACGCAACAGAAACAGCAGATTGGAATTTCTTTGCAGACGCGGTTAAGCGTTTGTCCATAATATCGAACTTTCTTTGGATGGTACCTTCGGTGTTTATCTTATCGATATTCTCTGCAATCTGTTCAGATTTTCCTATCAATCCGACCACTGCAGGGGCCGCTTCACGACCGAAGATCTCAGCAAGGTTTGTTTGTATCTTATCCCCAATCTGCTTGCCTTCTTTATCCAGAAACTGTGGGGCATTAAAAGCGCTTTCAAACTCTTTCAGAATAGAAACTGCATCTTTCAATCGACCTTGTTCATCTGCTATGTTGATGTTCAAGAGATCAAAAGCTTCCTGTCGAGGTGCAGCGAGCTTCCCTGCCGCGGCAGTTGACATAGTAAGGGCAAACTCCCTTAAACCTGTCGCGATACGTTCTTTTCTTAAAAGGGGTCCTAGCTGACCAGCAAACGCAAGAAAATCAGCAGACTGAAACGCATCGATACCTTGATAGATCGCAAGCGATTGACCTGCAATATATTGCAGATCTTCGAGTTGGAGAGAAGAAAGTGAAGTAGCATTCGATAGCTGTTCTTGTAATCGTAATGCACCTGCCAGATCCGTTTGTGTCGAATTGATAATCGTTCTGGTGGCTTCCCAAGCCGTGTTCAGATCTTTAGATTCCGCCACCGCTAATTTCAAAATATCGGATACACCTGTTAAAGTTGCATCTACGGTTTGTCCATCTTTTTTCATGCCGACAAGGATATTGGCAATATCGATCTCGGTGAACTCTGTCGTCTCTGCAAGTTTGAAAATGTTTTCACGAATAATCGGAATTTCTGTTTGTTTGATACCTTCGGCTTGCAAAACTCGAAGGGCATGATCGAGGTTTGCGTATTGTTGAACACCCCTTAGCGCAGCGTATCCGCCCGCAATTCCCATGCCTATGCCTGCATAACCTGCGCGGCGTGCTGTTGGTGCAAACTGATCTTTGAAGTTTCCCCAAGCGCGCTGCGATCTATTGAATCGATCCCGTGCCATGCGTAACCGATCGAGTTTACGCGTCTGTTCATCTATTTTATCGTTGACGCGGTCAATTTTTTGCAACCATGGGGATACCGCTTTGCCCATCTCCCGTGCATGTTTTGCGAGTTCTTCGTAGTTCTTTCCTTGCTTTTTGAGATTGCGCAGGTTGTTCCCGGTCTCTTCAATTTGGCTGTTGGTATCTCTGAATACTTCACGTATTTTAAAACCAGCAGACAGTGCAAGTAGACCTGCTGCCGTAATTCCTTGACCGAGACCTTGACCGATATTACCGATACCTGTTCTGAATTGAGATTCAACCTGCTGACCAGGGGGACCGCGTCGAGTTAACCCTGCACCGATTTTTGAAAAATCCCTTCTCCAGATTGCAGATGCTGTTTTGGATGCATCTGCAAACTTGCGTTTGATGTTTGACGTGACCGAATCGGTAACTTTGCGAAAGCCGGTACGGAAGTTTTCTGTCATTCTGTTGACAGCCCTGTTCCATCCTGATCCTGACATGCGATCGACACGTCTCTGGATTGCGTCGAAGGTGCGATCCATGTTTTTTAGAACACCACTACCCATGTTCCGCATTTTGTTAGTCGACGCATCAATACGGCTGTCCAAATCAGAAAACGATTTCCTAAATTTGGATCCTAACTTCGCATCGATGGTGAGTTCTGCGGATAGGTTCTGTTTCGGCATCAATTTTGTCTACGGGACGGTGTAGATCCTTTCTTGTCTTTTGGGATGTGTAGTGCCTTGACAGAATCGTACCATTTTAATAATTCATAAAATGGCATCTTCATCAAGGATTCATGTGACCACCCTGTGTAATATGCAATTGTCAAAACAATTGATCTGAGATCTTTGGGATCTACTCGCTCGTAAAAGCCCAGAAAATGTTTGAAAGCCTCCCCAGATCACGTGCATGTGCTTTACCAATGACCGGTAATGGCACATTGCATGCTTTTGCAAGCGTGAATTTCGTGTTAGACTTTCTTGCACGTTCTGCTTCCTCACCATCTCGCATCACATCATCTCCGTCAGGGGGTTGCATCGTGAGTTCGGTGATTGTTTGTCCGGCATGTTCGATCGGTTTGGTAAGTTTCAGTGTAACAGGATGTGCTTTTTCGTCGACTGTTAAAAGCGGTTCAAAACCTGGATCTTTCCTGTCCTCATAATCTGGGATATACCCGTATTTTGATATAATTTTACCCCTGCCAGATGCGTAGTCGGTTTCTTCTGCTTCAGCATCTTCATCATCCATGTAGTCTAACGTTTTGTCTTGATCATCTAATGCTTCGAGTTCTAATTCTTCTCGTGCTGATTTTGTATCCATTGTTTTCTCCTTAATAAAATGTAAAGATAAAGGGATGTACAGTACATCCCTTATTTGTTTTGAATCCTATGCACCGATCGCTGCACGTATATCTGCGAGTCTATCGTCACCATCGATTTCACGTATCATGTTTAGGAAGTCAATCTTTTGTGAAACGTCGCCATCAATGGTATGCTCGTAGGTGTGGACATTTAAAACAAGCTCCGTCGTCGGGAGTTCGCCGCGACCCTGGAAAGCATCGCCATGTCTGTATGCGGTTGCAAGCCCTGTCATCAGATACTTGACCGCGGTAACGTTTCCGTCGTAATCTTCTCGTGCGCCACGCACTTCGACTTTTGTGTCTGGTACACCTGTACCCCATGCACTTGCCAAAACCTTATGGATTCCTTTTAGCTTCATGGTGCATTCCATTTTCTGTTGACCTGTTTCTATCTCGATATAGCCATCCATACCCCCAAGCCGAACCTCTTCTGTTTCGAGTTCGACGTCGGGAATATCTATCTCGTCAATCACACCCAAAAGAATCTCACCATTTATATATAGGGATACAGCCTTGAGTTGTTGCAGTACATCAGCCATTTTCTTATCTCCTTTAAATTCTCAATATGAATCGAAGCGAAGCTTCGCTTAAGTCAAGGATGTTTTTTGTTGCATTGTAATCACAATCGAGTTTGCTGGATAAACAGGAACCCAATCTACGTTAAAATATGCGTGACCGAGCTCTTTATTTGCAGGGGTGTTCAGCTCTGCATCTGCGTAGCATCTTCCATCAATAATCGCTTGCTTCGCTTTCAATGTATCCAAAAATGCATTAACGCTTTGTTCCACTGCAGAATAGAAGTTTTTGGTGATTCCTTTTGCAACTGCCCAACGCGTTGCTTTCTGAATCGAATCACCAATAATATCACCTGTTCGCAGTGTGCTTGGGAACCGATAAGCCAGATCTGCTGGTGCTGCGGGGGTATGTGTACCTGCCGTAATAAACCCTCCACCCTCGTTCACAACTGTCCAGACGCCTAAGTCCATCATGATTTGTGCTCGACTTGCAGCGAATCCACTATCGATCGGACGTCCGAGACCCAGAACACCGGCTACAGGTTTGTTGCTAAATGAATTCCAGAAACCGAAATCGTAATCGGTTTTTGCTATCACACCTGCATAAAACCCGCTCATGGCCTGATTGGAAATACCACCTGAATCATTAGCAATCTGAGCTGCAGGATCAACAACAATTGCACGGACGGTGGGAGACGGAAGGCTGTCCATGTAGGTTTTGAGGTCTTCATGGGTTGTGTTCGGTCCATCGATGATGGCGACTGCGTTCAATTTATCTGCAACTGTCACCATGGCAGCCGCGAGCGGGTTCGCCACACCAGCGTCGGGATTACTGCCAGTATCCAGACCCGGTGCACAAATGATTCGCGGATGTACGCCTTGTACGGATTGCGCAGATAAGGCTGCATAGATACCGGTCAGATCACCTTCGTTACCGCGTGCGTTTACATAACTGGTGATCGCTTCTGCTTGATCTGCGTTGATTGCGTCGATGTCTGGATCGTAAGCCGTATTTGCAACAAAACCAGTTATCGCAGCATCATCATTCACCTGTACACGATTTTTTGTCGGATCGTATTCACTTTCGGCTGTATAGGTTTGTGTGGGTGCAGATCCCCCTGCAGAAATCGTTAGCGTTTGTCTCTCGATGATTTTATCAAGCTTATCCTGATCACCTGCCGCCAGGTTCTGGAATGCCAGATACTTTTTGCTATCTTCATTAATCAGAGCAAACCGTAGATCCGATCCTGTCAAGTTATCGAATGTATCCTGATCTGTGCTTGCGTTGTATTTGTAATCACCACCCAGGGCAACCGATGACACCGCTTCAAGCTCTGGGATAATAATCGTGATAACTTTGAAGTTGCCTTGTGCAAAGATGGAATCCAAGGCCGCAGGCAACGTGCCACCTGCCCCCAGATCGTCACTTGGGGCATCGCCGCGTTGGGTTAAAAGAAACGGGTAATTATGCTTGATATGCGTGCCTGCCACATTTCCGTTGCGATTGCTAAATTTACCAGTTGTGTCTGCGTCGGGTGCTGTGCCGATTAAGCAAATCGTAGAACTGTCGACAGTTCGCACCGATGGCGGGCTGGTTTCCCCGCGTTTGAGATTGACGCCGTAAAATAAATTCATTGTTTTTTCTCCTTGTCGTTAGACAATGATAGTTGTTTGGTTAACTTTCAAGAATACAGCTGAGTGAAATTATGTCGTTTTGTTCATCCACTTCGCTTCGGATTTGCAGACTTAAAAAATCTGTTCCGTGTACTACATTTTCAAATGTGACATGCGATGATCCCCATGCCGGGTTGTAATCGTCTGAAGATTGATTAAACCCTAATGCAGATAACAGACGCCATTTCCCTCCAGATATATCAATTTTTGATTGATCGTCCAAGTCTGAATCAAAACGGATACGTAGAAAGAGTAGGCTGCCAAAAGTGATTTTTTCAAGGACTGTGAAATTTGAAGATGGAATCTTGAAATATAAATCATATAGAGTACTATTCGTTAGTGCAGATGTGTCGTAATCTTCAATAGGTATTCGTGTATTCGTTGCATCGTAAGCCCCAGTTGTCTTTACTTTTGTTTTAAAATCGCTGGAATCGTTTGACCAGATTTGAATTATCGATCCAGTTTGCAATGTTGCCAATACTGTTTTTCTGCTTTGGTTTATATTAGGGGACCAAGCTATGTATTTTTGACCTGATATTGTTCGAAATCCCCAGCCATTATGTCCGAATAATTGTCCAGATTCATGATAGCTTTCAGCAGTGAATATGCTTTGATTATCAAAAATACTAACATCCGACGTACCACTTGCACCAAAAAAAGCATCCAACTTCCCTTGCAGCGTTTCTGGAGAAACAAACCTCACTTGATCTATGCCAGTATTTACCTCTGTCTGTGTCGCCCTTTCAACGATGCCTTTCACGGTTGTGCTTGCATCCGGTACCGTTTCCACCGGAGATGCACCATCCGCATAGATATAAATCTGATTATCTGAATAATCCAATATAGCGAATTCATCCAGATTGGAATTGTAGCAGAGATCGTCACAGGATCCGTTGTCGGTGTGCAAGGGTTGTGTGCCGAGTTTAATGTAGTTATCCGTGTAGATGTCAATCTCATCATCCGCATCGTTACTGACAATGTACTGATCTTTGTAGGAATAGTAAGCGATACCGTCAACTTGGGAGGTCCCTAACAAAAACTTTTCTGAATATGTGCCAACAGACTGGTTGTCCAGGGTATATCGATAGACCCAATATTTGGGACCGGCTTCTATCTGAACGACATCCAATCCGCCCGAGGAATTGATTGTACAGGCGGCGCCCGATGTGGTGGATGCATCCTGCAATATCCATCGTCTGAAATAAGTTCCTGTATTGCTATACACGTAAATGTAATCGCCGATTGCATTCAGAATCAGATAATGTGCCGCGACATCCCGGTACCCAATGCCTGCCGAATCTTGGTTGTTGCCGTGTGTCGACCATTTACTCGCATAAGCCCCCGATGTTGCGTCATACAGAAACACCGCGTCCAAAGTGCCATTATCGACAACCGCGTATTGGTCTGTATCCGGGTTGTAGTCAATACCATCGGGGATTTGGTTGTCGGCATGAAGGCTTAGTTTTTTCTTAAAAACCAACTTATTCCATGTTTTTCCCAACTGGTTATAAAGGTACCGCGTACGATTCACCAGGGATTGTGCCATGTAGTTGTACGGGGAATTGACATTCCCACCAACCTCGTTGGCACCCCCAAGCACTTTATCGGTGGTTAGAATTCGACGCGCAGTCGGTGTAAAAATAGATTGCTCTGTAAAGTCAGACATTAAGTTGTTATCACTCCATGGGTATAGGTTCCATCATTGTAGATGGTACCATCATAATAATGCACATTTTGAACAATGAATTCGGACAAGGTACGCGACAACGGCGCTGTAGCTTCAATCAGTTTTTTCAAATCACTCGCCTCGGGAATAGACAACGGTGTACGCATCACAACCTTGAAATAAGACCAGTGCTTAAGTCCCGCTGCAATTCCTTCCCCAAACGCGTCGGTACTGTCCGCTTCCAATTTGTAGGGTGTCCCGTCTACCAACAAACTATCATCATAATCTTTAATCGCAATCCGGTTGTGGGTTGCATCAAAAACATCATCTATTGTTAGTGTCATTATCGGAATTTCATTAAGGATATGTCCACCGGATGCATAGACGTAGATCTCTCTGTTCTCTGTCAATGCTTTTAGCTGAAGAATATCATCTGTAGATAAATCCTTAAACACCATATATTTTGTCTCGTCATCATTCACGGTTACCGTAGCAAATCCCCAGTTTTTGGATGCAAGTGTGTTTGTATCTGCTTTGAATCGAGTGACCGAATAGGTATGGGCTGCTAACTGGTATCCCAACGATTTTACTGTTTCTCGAATTGCACGTATCGTTCCTTTTTTCTTATGAATCGAAACGGAATCCTTTATGAGCTGCCGCAGCTTTGGTTTGTTCAAATCAGTTTCATCGCTCATGTAGCGTTTCACTGCCACTGTATCCACCGACATTGCACATGCGAGGTATGGCAACATGTCGACTTGACAGAGATCGGGATTCCATAAATGCCGAATCGGTATGTCGCGTCTATCTCCATATTGCACCGTGAACAGCTCTTGAAAAATATCGGAGCAGGCTTGCACGATTGCCTTTTCCAGTTCTGAAGCTGTATTTGGCAAAACTGTTTGATTCATGTTAACAATCCTATTGTTGTGAGTTTGCCATCCGTAATTGTTGAAGTGCAAAAAGGAACTTCTGGAATGAGAGAACCCGTAATATCCATATCCATGGACGTGAGTCCTGTTTTCTCATATTGGTCAATCGCAATTCGGTTGTTAGTTTCATCAAAAACAGAAAGAATATGCGCTTTACGCAGCTCATAACCCCCTACCTGAATCACAATCACACTGCCAATCGACAATTTGTTAAACTTCGTTATATCCGCAGTTGTGATGTTTTTGAAAACCATATATTTGACGCTGTTGATTGTTAAAAATCCCCATTTTATGCCTGTCAAGGCATTGAAAGCCGCTTCTGTATTTGCAGGATCATAAGTGGTTATATCCATTTCGAGCAGATCCTCGTCCCCTGTATTCGGAATTATGTTTGCAGTTGGTTGCGTTAGCGTGATCTCTCGCACCGATTCCGTCAAGATCGCTTCATAGATATGAGAGAGGTAGATCGGTTCTCCGATGATCTCCGATTTTTTCACAAAATCCGCAGCCCGTTTTTGTACATCTGCTAAGACCGCGTTTGCATCCAATCCGGGTGTTGGTCGGATATTCGCAGATAGCGTGTAATTCCTTTTGCCGATACTGTACACGTCTACCGTATCATCAATAAATCTTCTGTTATCCGCGTGCAAATAATTCTTTACTGTTGACAGTAAGGACGCACCTGCTGCAGGATCGATATTCGTACTCTGCACATATACCGTAATGGCTCCTGCTGATGTTTTAAGCGGTCGCGCGTTCTTTACAGTTCCGTCCGCTTCCAAGGTGTATCCTCTGTACCATGCGTAACTGCCTGGAACAATTGCCTCCAACGCATCCAACACGCGTTCGCGATACGGTTCATCTGCTTCCAAAATTTCAGGTACCGGCATCGCTTGCAAACTATAACTTTCCCCATCTTCCAACTGCGTTGTGTCATAATCCGAAATTTCAATACGGTTGTTTGTTGAATCGTAAGGGGCCGTCACGAGAACCCGCGTTATTCCCACATCACCGGATCGAATTGAAATCGGTCTGTCAATCTTCATTTTTGTCAGTTCTGCCAGGTCATCAGAATTCAACTGATTGAAAACCATGAATTTGACATTGCTATCGGTTACAAAACTCCATGCTTCTTCAGTACCTTTCTTTGTGTTCCAATCTGACAGGGACGTGGTATTTATATATTTCGCAACAGTGAAATTGTAGGGATGCGTGATCTCCATCTGGATGATTTTACGGAAGATAAAGAAGTTGCGACCAATATTATCCAGGTCTGCACCGATTGCATGGGTTGCCAACACAGCCTTCGCCGCGTCGTTGATACGCTGCAGAATGTTGACCGCTTCATAGGCAACGGCTTGCACGACCGAATAGGCAGGATCGCCCTGAACGATGGAGGTGTAATCGGGATTGATGGTACGCAGACGTGTAACCAATCGAGTTACAATCTCATCATAATCGGGTGCTTGGATTACATCAGGTGCTGGCAATCCCGTTAACTCGTATGCCATTTAAAGTTACCTCTTCTCCGTTATACTGCCCTGTTAATGTTAAATGGAGCGATCCATCCGGGTTTCTGTCTGTTATCTCCAGTTTCTCTGCAAGCAGCCGTGGTTCCCATTTTGATAGTGATTCAAATACTGCTGCGTAAATCCGCAAATCTGTCGATGCATTCATGGGTGCTGCCACGAGTTTGTATAGGTCACTTCCGAATTCGGGTAGCATCACACGCGATCCGATCGGTGTCCTTAAAATCATTTCAATCGATTGAAAGAGATGATCCTCGTTGGATATTTTCTTTCCTGTGTTTCTGTCCATGCCCTGCATAAAATCATCCCAAAAATTTACTCAAAAGAAATGCAATAACAACAGCCCCAATGGCCGAGATCGATTGTCCAATAGCGATCTTATTAGAGATCTGTCGCTGGAACTGTTCTTTCCATTCCTCTAATTTTGCTATTTGTGCAGTGTTTTCATCAATTTCGCTGCTATGTTTATCCAGTCTTTTTGTGTCCGTTTCAATTGATCGCTGCACTGTTTCATAAAGCGCTTGTTGCGATGCGTAACGCGTCTCAATCTTGGACTCCAGATCACAAATCTGTTTGGTAATTGTTAATTCGAGATCATGCACACTGGATAAAAGTTTATCAATCAATTGTTGTTCAAATTCGTTCATTTTATCCCTCTAAGGCCCCATAAGGGGTTCCATCCTCTGCAGCCTCAAACGAGGCTCCATCCTATCCAATAGGTGAAACTGTATAAATCACGGGCAACACACCTGAAATCGGATCGATCACTTTTAGGTTTGTTGCACCGCTGGTGAACGTTGCTCCGCCTACGTTTACCGTGGTACCTGTAATGTTAATTTTACCAACACCGCCGATGTAGCCGGTTATCGCGGTCGCTGTAATTTTCAGCGAGGTTGTTCCTCTTTTTATGTAGATCGTTCCACCGACCCTTTTTATTTCCGTTTCGTCTTTGTCCTGTTTGATCGAACTGGTGTCGAACGTGTCTTTGATCTCTTCCTCGTTCGTTTCCCTTTTAAACTTGTCGGTATTACCGATTTTGAATTTGTGGCTGTGAGCATCTGTGTCTATCTCCTCTTTTGTACCATCGCGATAAAAAACGGTGTGCTTGGTTTCGGAATTTTCAAGGGGTTTTACACCGTTGTAAAAGATTGCGGGTTGAAACACCGCGTTGCCCATCTCCCCCGACGGAGAAAACAGAAATCCCAATTCACCAACACTCGGCAGCCAGTATGTTTGATCGGTGCCTGCTCGCATCGTTGCAAAAGGAATCTTCTTAATAACATGTCCTTCAAATTCCACATCTACCTTTGCAGTGTCGACACGCACTTTTCTGACCTTCCCGAGTCGACAGATGTTCTCCACCTTCTTCTCAAGGTCAGAAATTCTTACAAGGAGTTCGGTGATCATGTCAGTCATCTTTTATCCATCCTTTCGCTTTAAGTATGTCGTCAATCTCCTCGTCCGATTTCTTGTCAAATACCTTGTCATAATCGTCCACATGATCCCTACCTGTATCTGGTGCATAGCCAAGAAAAATGCTGTCGACGTCATCTGCATCCATCTGAAGCGAATCACACAAAGCCCCAATATCTTGTGCTGCGAGATAAGTGCTATGCTGCCAGTCGACGCCCCATGCAAGGTATGTGTAATTCTCATCGTTGACTTCTCGCCGCGGTGCAATCGATAGGATTTGTGCTGCAGACACTTTGAAAAGCAGATCGCCGTTTTCCTTCGCACTTGGTGCGTCATAAAATTTAGAATTATGAATCACTGCTGCCACGTTCATTGCATATTTCCGAACGTCCAAAGCTGCCTTGGGCTGTGAAGCAGCAACGACACAATAAGCCGACATCATAAAATCGACTGCCATTTGACCTGTACCGGGATCGTTCTCAGGATTCGGTATAATTTCATGGAAGTCCACCAAAACAGAAGGTACCGGTACGTCCTTTATTTCGCGATCGTGAATCGGATACGCTTTTATTGTTTTCATATCCGTCAGCTTCTCGCACAATGTTTCCACAACACTGCACAGATATTTTCCAAGATCAAATTTTATGTCGACGTTAAGCGGATTCACTGCAGATTACCTTAGAATTTTGTTATTTGCTAAATCTTCATCTGAAAGTTCGTCTTTTTCCTCATCAAACATTAAAATATTTTCATTATTAAAATCATAAACTACGTAGGTTGGGTATGCCCATGGCATAATAAAAGCTCCTTTAATCGTTTACCTCTTTAATGAATAAAAATTGCCGACCTGCGTACGAAATTCTACATCTGTTTTAAAATGATGGAACAGTTTATCTGGCAGATCAGGCAATATGTGATCTTCCAAATATTTGAGTGCTATGTCTTTAATTGGAATCGTAATCTCCTCCAGTGTTCCATCTTCACGTTTTTTCATAATTCGGTTTCGCGTGCTGTTTGGGAACTTCACCAAGAAAGCCCCATCAAAATGTTTTCCTCTAAAATTTATACCTGTTGGGGTTCGCCTCGGTCGTCCCTTGAATTCCGATGCCCACAGATCATTAATTCCTATCCAGATCCCTGCGCTTTTATGCAGCGGTTTTGTCCGCTTTCGAATAACCGTTGTCCGTCTGAGATCCTTGATGCCCAATTTCTCCTTACTGATCGCAGCACGGGTGCTGCCCGCTGTACGGCTTACCGCGCGTTTGAGACTTGCATTGAACTGTTTTTCTGAAAGTTTGAACTGTTCTTTTATATCGTTTAGACTTTCAAAATCGATCGTAACTTCCATAATTTACCTTAACAATACTCACTGAAAAATTCGGACGCGTTATCGGTGTTTGTCTCGTCGATCAACATAATGCGAGTTACACCGGTGCCATCGAAATGCGGTGTACCCTCAACGATATAGGTCTTATCTCCTATTATGCATGTGTCTCCAGAAGAAAGTGCGTTAACATCTGGTGTATCTTTTGCTAACAGTGTCGGGTTCGCAGATACCACCTTGTAGCTACCGAGACGTGCTGCTGCGTAAGGATCTTCGAATATACCTTTTATGGTAATATCCTCTTTTGTGGTATCAGCAAACCGCAGCGTCACGTCAATAGCAAAATCGGTAAAAAAGATGTCATCCAGATCGTCTGTGAAATTCACTATGCCACCTTTGCATAAGCCATGCTGGTTGGCCTGGACACATTTACATCGAGCATCTGATCAGCAACGATACGTATAATTCCTTTCGTATCTTCCGTATAAGGATTTTCCATGATTTCAATTCCCGACCAGAGTCCAAGGATTGTTTCCTTCCAGTCACAGAAGAAGAAGTCACCGAGGTTTACCTGTGTGCTGCAATCCCAATCGTACTCTCCCAATATTTTCTCATTGTCATCAGGGAGTAGTGGGAATTCGGTGTTGTTTCCAAAGAACTTGACGTTCTTCATGAGTCTTTTGACTCGATTGGAAAGTAGGAATTTACAGTTTTGCACCTGCATATCCAGCGTGGAATTTACACCCGGCACGTTATTCGCTGCGAGGATCTCCTCCATCTCAAGGACACGTTCAATTAGATCCTCGGCACGGTGTGTGTCTGTGTTTCGCCATGTATAGTTGTGAATGCCAGATGTATTCACAATACCAGGGGGTTCGAAAGTCGCTGCTACGGTTACTGCCGTAATATCGTAACTGGTACCACCCGTCAAGTCTGTGGTGTCATAATCTGCAATTGCGATACGATCATTGGTGTCGTCATAAGCAGCAGAAACGGTCACGGTCTCCACTTCCGCATTGCTATGAGAAATGACGATTTGGGATCCTGCTTTCAAGAGTTTCAACGCCGTTTCATCTGCAGTGACGATATCGTTGAACACCATGTATTTTGTTCCAGATATGGTCACAAAACTCCACTTTTTGCCTGTCAGCGCGTTGAATTCTGTCACATTTGCCACCGCAGCATATTCTGCCATATCGAAATCGTACACCGTATCTCCTGCAGAACCTACCCCGTACAGGATAGATTTATCGACCTTTTTCGCAATAGCTCTCGACAGATCTCTCCGCAAAAACATTTCAATACTTTCATGCGATTGTACAAGCAGCTGTTTAGAAACACGTAAATATGTTTTACAGTGTCTCGGTGTTAGTGAGATTTGACGGAAAGTCGGTTCGTCCTCGGTGGCTGCTTCGGTTTCCCCAACAAACTGCGCAACGATGCGATCATCCTGTCCGGGTATATCCACGTTACCTTGCAAACCAGACATCACAGTTGCGTTATCTGCTGCGAAGTTATTTTCAAGGAATATATCGATAATGCTTTGCAGTTCGTCGTCGACCGTATATCCCCCGCCGGTATTGCTACCTGCGGTGAGCATCCGTCGATTTACCATCTTGTGTTTGGTGACATCTTCTGGAATGAAGATGCCGCCGATATCACGCTTTTCGATCTTAGCAGCCTCGGTGGATACATCGAATTCAAATTCAGCTTCACGTTGATATTGCCGGTTTTGTGGAAATGCGAGCGCGCGAACAGCACGGGTAATCGAGAAGGCATCCTTTTCATGTTCGGTCATTCCTATCATTGCCATGATTTTTCCTCCTTAAAGGTTCACCTTCTTTTATGCGATTTTAAATTCACAGAAACTTTCCACGTGGCGTGCGCCGAGATCCATCATTTGTCCCACGGAAATCCTGACCCAACCTTCCGTATCACCTGCAAATTTGTTGACGATTACATCAATACCGCCCCAAAATCCAAGTATCATTTCTGACCAATTTGCGAAATAACCTTTCCCAGATACATCTGTATTCTCAACTTGCGTTGTGACATAAGCTTCGTAATCGATCATTTTGTTGTTTCGCCAGATTGGCCGACTCGTGCCTGATCCCAATTCCGCTGTTTTTCTACCTGCTTTGCGCATTTTCGGAGAAACAACCCATCCGAGCCTTCCCATAAGCGCGTCCTTGTCTGCGAGTTTTTCTTCACAGCCAAGCACCGAATCGTAATCGAGTCCGCCGGACGGGTATGTTTGAGAAAGTCTGTCACTCCCCAGTCCTTCGATCCCTTTCGGTTGATTTCCTGAACCGGTACCGGTAAGGATTGCTTTGTCGATAACCTTCGCAGCCGCTCTGCCCAGATCTTTGCGTAGGAATTGTTCAATAGAAATGCTGGATTGGTGGATGAGGGTTGTCGATGCGCGTGTCCATGCACGTACGTGTTTCGGTGACATCGTCACTGTGTCGAATGTGGGATCTTGTTCAGTCGCTGCTGCGGTTTCTCCAACAAATTGCGCAACGGCTCTGCTATCCTGGCGAGGGAAGATGAGATTGCCTTGAAGGTCGTCAAGACGCGTTACAAGACGCGTGGCAGCTGTGAATTCAAGGAGGATATCGATAAAGGAATCTGCAAGAAGTTCGTCGTCGACGGTATGTCCACCTGCAGTGTCGGTGCCAGCTGTCAGCAAACGGTAAGCCTGATCTGTCAAACCAACTGAGCGTTGATCAAAAATCTGATGAGGAATCGGTATACCTTGTGTTTGCAGTCCTTGCTTTTCTCGTAATTGTGATTCCTCTTGACAAATTTCGTATTCCTTGCCTCCTCTGATGCCGCTCCTGTTGTTGGCGAGATACGAAACAAGGTGTGAGATCCTAAAATTACGCTGATCTTTCGGATCAAGCGTTATCCGTTCTGGGATGTTGTGTTCTGCTTCAGCGCGTTGTTTCGTTTCCTTGTTTTTAGCAAGAATGCGCTTTTGGAATTCTTCAATAGAACAGTTAGGATCCGCAATCGCTTCAATTGCCATGTCGCGTGCATCATGTTCTTTTCCCAGATCGTAAATTCGGGTGACCCTGTTTTTGTCTTTTTCATTCGCGCTATCGTTAGACAGTGCGTTCGTAGGGTCATCGCCGGGTGGTGGGTCACCGCTCCGTTCTGCTCCATCCGGTGGCGGATCTGCATCTGTGTCACTCCGTTCCCCAGATTCTGGTGTAGGTGTGGTATCAGAATTCGGTGTAGGTGTAGTTTTTTCCTGTTCTGCGCGTATTGCCTCGTTGAGCTGTTCGAGTGTCCACTCTTCCTCAATAGCACGCATTCCGAATTCAGGTAGATTTGCTTCCCGTGCAATTCTCAAAAGTTCTTTCGGATCCATATCGGTGTTCTCCTTTTCGACGCGAAGGTCAGGGCCCTCGCTTTCTCTTGTTTCCACCTCTGTTGGTGGTTCGGTTAAGGGTTGTAAATAGTCAACTCGTTTTGCTAAGGATCTTTTGTCAGCTGCAAAGGGGACGATAGAGATTTCAAAAGGTTCCCATTCCGTGATCGTATAAAGAGGATCCCGTTCATTACTTTCGTCAATTTCGTATTTCAAAATACGGTATCCTGTTGAAAACTGACCGCGTATTTTGTCTTTAACGTCTTGCCAGATCTCTTCTCCGAGTGCTGATCTGGAAAATCGCACAGTTGCCAACGCCTCACCATTTTCGATTCGTGTTGACACAACCGTACCGATCTGTTTGTTTGTATCGTGATTTAAAAGGAATGCTGAATAGGGTGCATTCAGCCTGTCGAGTTTACATGCATCTCTCGAAACAACTAACTTTTCCCTTCCCCACCACTGTTTGTATTCCGCGCCTGCACTGAATACAATATCAACAGTGCGTTCCTCTTCATTCAGAGAATCTGCACGAAATGCGGTACTGCGTTCAAATAGTTTTCCATCCGAAATCGCTTGATCGAGAACTTCACGACTTCTTGTTGCGAGTGCTGGAACGTGATGTTTTGTGCAAGCGGTAGCTAAGCTATCGCTTTTTCTTTTGCGTCTTTTGTGATTGTGCTTCATCTTCAGAATCCACCTCAAATTGTTGAATTTTGTTTGAAAGGGCATCAAGGATAAGTTCTTCTGGGATACCTGCTTTCTTCATGCTCTCAATGTCCTGTGCAATTTGTCTCCACACTTCCTGTGGATCACGACCAAGATCTCTGATGATCTGCGAAGGGCTCACAAGGAAATGTCGAATTTGTTCTACATTGGCAATCGCTTCAGATTTTGGATCTATCCAATCCCAGCGTCTACCTGTCCAAGTGACCTCCATGCATCTGGGGAGATCTAATAACGTGAGTATCCTTCCTTTTTCTGTTTTTATAGATCCGTTTCGCAATTGTGTTGGCAACCAGACTCGATAGATTTTCCAACAGAACTTACGAATAAACCATTCTTGCATCAGCTTCCAGTTTTCCCTGTCTTCAAGCGAGCCTTGACGAATAGAGGAGTAATTGACATCGGTTAAATCATTTGCCAATCCGTGATAGCTAACCCCCATCCCCGTGCTTATTGCACGTAGCATCGATCGCGTAAAGGTCTCGTATTGATCATGCGGGTATGTTGGATCCCATGATTCAATTCCCAAGCCGGGTGGCAGCTCTGTAAAGGAATTTGGATCTGCACTCATCTCCATGCCATCAAGACCCTCTTCATCCGGTGGGATCTCATCATTCCATGTCAAAAAACCTGCTTTCGCAGCACCGACGCGTGCGCTTTGAAGCGCAGCCTCCTCGTATTTATCCAGGCTATAAGTTCGATTTAGGGCAGTATGAATGATAGGCAATCCTCTTTTTTGCCCTATCCTTTCCTTCAAAAATCCGTGTACGATTTCACTTGCAGGGATACGGTCATATCGATGTGTAGAATCGTCGTAATAGTTATCGTTCGTATGTTCCCCAGAAAACAGATATGCGACTGCCTTACCGCTTTTCGGTTCTAAGACAACCCCGTTTGAGATTTTTTCCTTTTTGCCATCTTGATACGTACGGGTTTCGATCGGTGAACACCGTTGCGCGTCCAAGACTTGCAACCGCATCCGGTATTTGCTGCTTTGGTCAGTATGGATGCGAGTGAAAAATTCGCCATCCGTGCATAAGCTTGTGATCAAAGCCTGTTGCATGTCGACGAAAGAATCCTCTTCAGCCAGATCGCAATACATATCTGTTGACCAATCCGACCATGCTTTTTCGATCGCTTCATTGGTTTCTGTATCCAACGTACCATCATTTAGCCGTGCAGAGGCTTGGAACTTAATCCCTTTTTCTCCGATAACATTTTGAATCACCATCCTCATGAATGCACGACCGTAGTCATTATTCATGATAATGTCACGAGACCGAGCAACTAACTTTCGCTGGTTTCGAGCAATGAACATTCGTGCTGGTGTCGAATAGGTTTGCCATTTTGAGACAAACGATTGTCCCTGTGCATCCAATCCGAATCTTTTTGCTGTGGACGGAACATAGTAAGATCTGTGTTTCGAGCGTCTCGGTCTGTTCTCGGCTTTGTTCCGAGTTTCAACCCTGGATTCAAATTGTTTTACCAACCCAGAATTCCGTTTTGAAAAGAGGTTTGGACGATTGGATAAGTTCATACGATCTTAACAGTTCCGAAGGCTTTGTTCCTTTCAAGCCGTACCGCGGTCGTGTAGGTACTTTTGAGTTTTCGCAATTCTTCAAGCGGTATCCTACTGAGCTGCCGTGTACCGATCATATAATTCTGTTGATCGGTTGTGGCACGGTTCAGGAGCGTGTCATTAATTGCCTTTAGCATCTTCTCATTTTCGGTCATTTCTTCAGTTGCCATGCTGCACCATAATTTATACTTGATAAAACTATTTGTTATTTTGTGATAGGTTGTTAAGTTTTTCTTCACTAATTTTTTACAAATTAAGGTATAATTGTGAAAAAGGTGATAATAAAAGGGAAATTTATGAGAAAACCTGAAAAAGTCGAGGAATCTGGCGTAAATTATTTTGTATCGGACAAACAGCTTTACATATATATATAGAGAAGCATGGCTATTCAATTGCAATCCCTTATATTTACGAACCGATAATGACAATTTATATCTGTCCGGATTCTAACATTTATGAAAATGACGAATTCCGCACTTTGTGTGATATGATTCGAAATAACTTTAGTTTTAATGATTATATATTTCGTGAGGATGGGAAAGTAACAGCACATCGATGCATGTTTCAATCTCATCAAGCGATTACCAGCTATATAATAAAAGAGGGTAATTTATAAGCTTGAGACTTAACAGAAAAGGCGCATGCTCTCGATAGATTTCCATGAGCTATCCAATATCCAATAGCCGCGATTGCGGATGGTTTCATGCTATCGGGTACCGGTCGGGCAGGAGGAGACCCTCACTTTTCTGTTAGTAGAAGTGCGGAGCGGGTTAACACGATTCGCACTTTTATTTAAGGATAACGGAAGAAGGAATAATCTTGATATCCAATTTTAACTTCGAGGGTAACCCCTGCGCGGGGAATTGCGAAGCTGCCATCGAAGGCAAGTGCGAGATCTGCGGTGTCTGCGGAGATTCCGATCTTGTCTACAATCGACAACCTTGTAAGATTGTTTTTGATTGCATCTGTGATATTGCGTCCGTCTGCTGTGATTTCAAATTGAGGTGTCATATTAGGATTAATAATTTCAAAATTGCTTTCAGAGTGCGAAAGTAGGCATGCTTTCGCTCTCGATGCTTTTTCGGTGGGGAGTACCTTTGTTATCAACTTCTATACTAATCACTTCGTTTCGTTTTAACTTCGGTTTTCACCCAATCCTGCCATCCATAACGTAAGGCTTCTAATTTCACAGCACTTTTCATGATGTCAATGAGTTTGTTCCGATCCGACAAAGACATATTTCCCCCATAAGTTAACTCAATGACGACTGCTCCCGTGTTTTTATTTGGAAGAAATAGACCAATATAACTACTACCATTCGCAGAAATATTTCCTACGTTATATTTCGCATTCAAATCAAGCGTGAGCCATTCTAACTTAGTCGGAAAATACCTATCATTTGCATCAGTTAACCTGTGAATATTCAAATTTGGTGTAGTGGTTCGGCTTGGTGTAAATATTGGACTTGGTGTAGTGGGCCGGCTTGGTGTAATGGTTCGCTTTGGAACTCTGCCCTTGTTATGATAGTGATAACCACCATTTTTGCGATCATAATGACCACCATTCGCATCAGTACGTCCAGAGTGTGTATAAGCAATCACAGCTGAAAATAGTAATATTAATAAAATGACAAAAGTATTTAGACCATAATTTTTTAACATTAAGAATACTCCTTTAAATAGTTATTGAGGCGGATTACATCGGCTACATGCACCATACTTCTGTTTTGCTTCCTTAAGTGATATAGGTATTTTACTCCTTCTTAAAGAACTACATGTACCAACATGGTACTTTGATCCTGTGCGCGTGACGTAAACCGTTACATTTGATATTGGTGTTTCCGTAGGTTTAACTTTTTGGAGGGTTGTCGATTTTGCCGTAGCATTATTTGACGGCACAACCTGACCCCCAACATCACTACCGTCATCATCCGAATCAATCGAAAATACTGCCCATACTGGTCGATGATCACTGACTGCAAGATTCGCAGCTTTATCATCATTTCCAAAGTCAGTCTCATCGAATTTGTCTATCCCTGATTTCCCCAGATACTCGGAAAGATAATCCGTTTGAAAAAATATATTGTCATAAAGACTGGATTCCAAAATATGTGATTTCTGCGGCAGATCGAACAAATGATTCATTGAAGGGATTGCCATTATATTGCTATATGCTTGTGCATCATTTGGTTCACGGTTGAAATCACCTACGAGTAGAACGTCGTTCTCCTCACCGTTTTTTTCTTGAACATAACGATACACATTACCTAATGCTGAGACTTCTGCCCGTCGTCCGGCAACACTATCCCCCCAAATTACATGGGTTGCTATGACAGAAAAATCAAACATACCCGCACGGAATGTTCCCCAATATGGATCTCGACTAAAGTTATCAATATTGTTAGCATCGTCTGGATATACCTCCCCAGGTCTTACGACACTGACCATACCCTTATAATATAAAAATGCAACTCTTTCTTTGACCCTTCTACCCAATGGTGGACTCAGTTGATACCCATATTCACGTCCCATTTTCGAGAGTATAATCTGAGTTCTCTGTAATACTTTTTCATCGCGTACCTCTGTTATTGCAATAAAATCGTAATCATATAAGGTTTTTGCTATTTGCTTCAGTTCCTCATCATTTCTGCTATTATCGCTCATTATACGGATATTCCATGCTGCAAACTGCATTTGAGTATTAGCGAATATAACACCGCAGTTAATTGATAAAAACAACATCAATATACCCAACAAGGAATACCTTATTTTTTTCGACATAAATCTCCTTCTTTAATAGTCATCTTGGATTTCCCAGTCCATTTTATCCCCCTGCTACGGTGGGAGAGTGGTTAGATCAGCGGGCGCGGATCAAATATACCACTCAAGACCAAGTTATCTGAATTATAATGTATAAAGGTCGGTCATACAACTTTATTTTCAGTAGGTGTGTCTACGCATCAATACCAAAAATGAGAACTGGAATATCAATATCAGCAACTCCACGTTGTTCCAGATCCCACACAAACTGCTCAAAATAAGAAACACCTGTTGACATTTCATCAGCAAATGATTTAACTGGGACAATCTCAACGCCTGCGTTAATTAACCCTTCATTGTGAAAAATTGTCATTTTGGCACACACGTTGTAAACCATAAATGCATATTTTCCAAATTGAACTTCTATCCCCAGATCGTTTTTCAGAAAATCCATTTCCCGATATGCCCCTTTTCCCATAGGTTTAGGTGAATACCCAGGACTGTAGTAGTTTGTCGGGTAGTCACATCTTATACGTATCTTCTTTTGCCAACCTTTGGAATCAAAACCTTGGGCAAATACATTGTTAAGTGCAGTTGGGCTATACAACTGTTTGCCTGGCATCGTAATTTCCTTGCTTGTTTTACTTTTGCACTGTAAGGCATCAACACTATCAATTATATTCACAACATCCTGTAATAACTGAGGGTGTGTTTCTTTAATAGATTCACCGCCGTTGAATGGGAATTCAGCTGCTATAATCATGAACCTTTAGTCTCCGATCGCTCTTTCCATTCTAAAGGCAGTTGCGCTACCTTTTCATTACCAGTTGGTTGGTGAATAGGTTTACCAAGCGGACGGACAGACAACTCCCCTTGTGAAAACTTCTGTATGCGTTCACGAGTAATAGCGGTGTAAGACGGATCCAGTTCGGCACCAATTGCTTTCCTGTCGTGTAGCAAAGCAGCAATGACTGCAGAACCGACCCCACAATACGGATCAAAAACAACACCTTCGGGGTTAGTTAGAGCCAACACACATCGCTGAACTAATTCCACAGGAAATTGACAAGGGTGTTCTGTCTTTTCTGGGTGATTTGCTTTGACATTTGGTATATCCCAAACACCATTTTCCCAGTCTTGGGTAACAATATCCCAAATATCTGAAGGATTTTTACCCAAAGGATTTCCCGAAATCTGTCCTTTTTTGGGTCCTTTGTAATATCGTTTTCCTGGATATTTGGCAGGAACACGGACAGGATCAAGATTGAAGATATAATCGTCTGTTTTGGTGAACCATAAGATTGTTTCATAGCGGCCAGAAAATCGCTTTGAACAGTGTAAACCATGATTGAACCGCCAAATGATACGATTTCGTAATTGTAAACCGATTTTTTTGAAAATCTCATAAAAGTAAATATCAAGCGGAAATACTTCGCCTTTGTGGACGTAATTCCCTACTTGCCAACAAATACTTCCAGTTGGAGCGGTCACACGAACCAAATCAGCGAGGGTTGGTTGAAGATTATCAAGATATGACTGTAATGACGTTTTCTTCTCGTACTGCTTTCCAATGTTGTAAGGTGGTGATGTTATTACTAAATCCACCGTATTAGAAGGAATGCTTTTTAGTAGATCAGCACAATCACCTTCAAAAAGCACCACGTCAGAATCTTTGTCAAAAGAATCTAAAACCTTAATATCACGTATTTTGTTCATTAAGATTCTCCAGTCTCCAGCCCTCTTACCCCCCTGCTACGGTAGGAGGGTGGCAGAACGGAAAAGGCTTCCGATCGTAGCAGTGCCACCCGACTGGAATAGTCAGTTTAGCAGATAATACGAAATTAATTCAACAACATTTCAGACTTACCCAGAAACGTCATTATTCCCAACAAACTCATCCAGAGCAGCAAAAGCAAGCTTCCGATAAGCATGTCGTCTAACTGCCTCACACCGCGCAGTATACCGAATCGCCTGTTCAACTTCAGGAGAAGCTGGGGATCCGTGAAGTTTTTCGAACCCATCCATCATATCAATATAAAACTTAGCCTCCAATTCCGCAACATCTGGGGGCAGCTGATCTGTCTCAACAGCGTTCATTTCGTTCATGACGGCTTCACTTGGCGTCTCAACAGATTCACCGAGGACAGAGCTTATTTCGTCAATAACTTCTTCAATAGATTTTTTCATTCAACCACCTTGTTTGCAGGGTATACCGGTGTCCATTCTATATTGAAATAAATTTCACCTTTAGGGATGTTCGCAGGTGTATTTAAATTCGCCAAGACGTGATATGAGCCTCCAATTCCTGTGCTTATTTCACGTGGCATACTCCTAACAAAGATACCAACTTCATCTGGTGTCTCAACAGATTCACCGAGAACAGCGTTTATTTCGTCAATAACTTCTTCTATAGTTTTCTTCATTCAATCACCAAATCCACGAAAGCCATAAAGATCGTGGGTTCCGCTGTGTCCGGTGGATTTATAAAAGTTTTTTGATAAAACTTTTTTATATTTCCATCTCGCTTGATTTCCTCTTCTATGAGAGGACTCCATTTTGCATTTAAATCCCAATCTTTCAATTTTTCAGAATTTTTACATATACGGGTTGCATGAGATTTTGCTAAGTTGATATTTTTAGCTAAGATCTCCGTACTGGTGATAAGCCTGTGACCGATATTCCCATCTTTACGGTTAAATACAAAATATAGGTT